TTTATGCGACGATAAATATTACATAAATGGTATTTAATAAATACATATTAAGTAAATAATATTACATAAATAGTATTTAATAAAAGTATTGCATAAATACATATATGAAATCATGAAACGTGCATTTAATCAATGATATGTTGCATAAATACATAAAGTATGTTAGTATTTAATAAATGATATTTAATAAATACATTTAAGTAATACTATTACATAAAACATATTTATTAAAAGGAGATTGGAAAATGACAGATAAGGATGCAAAGCAAAGGTTAGAACAGCAGTACAAAAGGCAAAACGAGCATATAAAAAAGTCATATGACAGGGTATCGGCTACTCTTCCAGTTGGAACAGTGGAAAGAATAAAAAGCCATGGTTTATCAGTGAATGGTCTTATTAATTCCCTTGTACTAAAAGAATTAGATAGGCTAGAAAGTGAGCAGATGCAGGAAGAACCAAAGGAAGAGAAGAGAGAAGAACGGAAACGTGAGCCTTTATCACTGGAAGAGTTGCAGAAGCTTGTAAATGACAGGAAAGCAGAATATAACCCTTCGGAGTATGTAGAACCAATGAAGAAAGAAAAGACGGCCTTGCATTATGAAGAGCTTGAGCAATTGCTACAGGGAATAAAAGACAGGAGGAACAAAGAAAATGAAGCACAACAATAGATTCTATTTACAGTTAAGCAGGAAAATATTCACCGAGGAATACAGCTATTTATCAAATAATGCAAAATGGTTATTCGTAGTCCTGAATGAGCTTGAGCAGAGATATGCAGACAAGGAAGGTATTTTCTTTCGGACTAATGAAGAGTTAGCGAAAGATTGTAATTTCAGCCTGCCAACACTGAAAAAGGCAAAAACAGAGCTGAAAGACACAGATTTAATAAAAATATGGCAAGCGCATTTCAGAGTAGGGGACACAAAGAGCGAGAAGCATATAACCTGTTATCAGATTAAGAAATAGGGTATCTATAGGGTAGCAAAAGTAAAAAAGTGAGCTTTTGGGCAAAGGTAAAAAACTAAACCGTAGGCAAAGGCTTATTTTTTTACCACAATATAAGAATTGGACTTAATATATAAGAATTGGACTATATATATCTAAGATTTAGTAAATAACATAGTCCGACGATAAAATCGTCAGACACGCTGTATTTTATGAAATGGCAGTTATTGGCAGTAAATGGCAGTAAATGCCAATATTCAAACGTTTCACAATAATATATAATATACTTGTAACAAAAACAAATAACGGTTTTTGCAAAGCAGCTTTTTTATTCACTCCCCAAAGAATCGTATAAGCTAGGCTAAGTATGGATAATTCGACAAATGTCACTTCCCAAGAGAGCAACCATTAAAACGGTTGCTTTTTTGGTGGGTAAAAACAGGGAGAGCAGACAATAATCAATCAGATTGGAGGTATCAGCACATGGAAGAGAATAGAGAAGTAGAAGTAAGCGAAACAGTAAAAGCAGATACTTCTATCAGATCAGCAGAGGACAACAGCGGTTTATCTGCCGGACTGGTCCAGAATAAAACAGATGCTACAAAGGTAGTAGGAAATACAGACAGCGCCAAAGGGCAGACAGAGGAAACAGATAGACATGTAAGCAATAAATCATCCTTAGAGGATATCAATAAAGCAGATCAGGACAGCAATGTATCGGATAAGCAGACAGGAGATATCAACAAGGACTCTTATACAGATTCATCCGATACAGATAACAGCACAGCGGATAGCAATACATCATTAGAGGATAAAGCAGATAACAGTAAATCTATAGAGACAGCAGACAGTAATAATCACTCTATGGATAATACAGCAGAGGATAACAATACAGACGATAGAAAGATATCCAATATCGAAAAATACAATATGTCTGTAAGCTCAGAGGAACACAAAGAGCGTTGCAGGAAAGCCGGAATAATAAGCGGACAAGCTAGGAGAGAGCGTAGAACCTTAGGAGAGCATCTAAAAGCACTGTTAGCTGTAGGCAATACACAAGAAGATATCTGCCTTGCATTAATCGGTGCGGCTAAGACAGGAAACTATAAAGCCTTTAACAGCATCAGAGATACAATTGGGGAGATGCCAACACAGAAGCAGGAGAATGTTGTATCTATTACAGCAGGCGATCAGGCACTACTGGAAAAGGTCAGCAAGCGGTTAGAATGTTCGCCGGAAGCGGACAAAAAGGAAGATTAAACAGCAATAATCAACATATTGTATCATATAGATTACAGATACAAGATATAGCGGATAACAATTCCAAAAATTAATGTTTTGCGAATAGTTACAATTCAGACATTATCAACTGCAATCCTTACGCCGGATAGGTCTTATCCTTTCCCTATCCTGTAACAGCATAAGGACAGAGCAGAACTCATACATCTTTTTACTCTCATTCTTGTTTCTGGTTATGGCAAGTGGATAGATAACAGACTACCTACCCCCTACACCCCATAGCCGGGGAGAGACAGGGCGGTGAATACCACCCTATATTCCTTAGAAAATTTTATAAAAAATGAAAATCGAGGTAGCCAAGACTAACAATGACAGCACAGGAGATACGTGAGAGAGAAATTGAATATTGCTTAGACCATGTAGTGTACTTTGTTAGGACATACGGGCACTTTGAGGATAAAGACGCTGCTGAGTTGATACAGCCGTTTGATATGTGGCAGGAGCAGGAAGATGCACTTGTCAGCATACATACGCATAGACTGAACGCTATTTTGAAAGCGAGACAGTTGGGCTTCTCATGGTTGGTAATCAACTACTGCTCTTATGTGTTACTTAATAGCGGACGAACTGTAATTGCATTATCAAGAACAGAAGATGAAGCAAAGGAGCTTATACGAAGATTAGGTGTAGTGCTAAGTAATATGCCAGAGTTCTTCTGTGAAGAGAAGAATAAACCGGCAGGATGGACAGGAATGACATACAAAGCAAATTCCATGGAATTGACTGTTCATTATCCAGACGGTAGACCAGACAGCATTATGAAAGTTTTTCCGAGTAGTCCGGGGGCAACACGATCATTCACTGCTGACTTACTGATTTTTGATGAATGGGCGTTTCAGCAGTTCGCAAGAGAAATCTGGACATCTGCTTTCCCAGTTATCAATCGTCCGAATGGCGGTAAGGTAATCGGACTTTCAACAATAGACAGAGGTTCATTGTTCGAGGAAATATTTACAGACCCGGACAATGGTTTCAATAAAATATTCGTACCATGGTATGCAGACCCAAGACGAGATGCGAAGTGGTATGAAGAGACAAAACGTGCTTTAGGTGATTTAATCACACAGGAGTACCCGGCAACCATAGAGGAAGCCTTAACAGTTCCCGGCGGTGCTTATTTCCCGGAAGTAAGGAAAGATACGCACATTACAAAAGCTGACTATATACAGGGAAGTGTAAGACGGTACGTGTGCATGGACTACGGTTTGGATATGTTATCAGTCCATTGGATAAAAGTAGATACAAAAAACAATGCACAGGTATACCGGGAGTATGATTCACCAGATAAGACGATAGGTGCCGCTTGTGACATCATGATTGATTTAACTGGTGATGAAAAAATCGAATTGTGGCTTGCACCACCAGATTTATGGAATCGGTCGCAGGAATCGGGCAAGAGCAGGGCGCAGTTGTTTGCAGACGGAGGAATCAATCTTACTAAGACAAGTAATGACTTTCCGGCAGGATGCGCAGGAATGAAAGAATGGCTAAAACCGCAGAGCAACGGAAAAGCAAAGCTTACATTTGAGGAAGGTGCTGCACCTAATCTTTTTAGAAACCTTCAAAAGATACAGAGGGATAAGAAAAGACCAAATGTATATGCCAAGGAGCCACATGATCTGACTCATGACCCAGATTCACTTCGTTGCTTCTGTGTATATTGGACAAGTCCTGCTGACCCAATGCAGTCATCAGAAACAAGAGAGTGGACGGATGATATGTGGGAAGATTACAACAATGCCAGAACCGAAGAGGAAAGGCAAAGGATATTAAAAGTATATGGAGTACCGAGATGAGGTTTTTTAGGAAAATGAAGAGAAGAATCTTAGAGCCAGAGAAAAGCAAAAAACTTGATAAGTGGAAAAACAGACTGGAAAAGTCAAAAACTGCATACGGTTCCGAACTGTCAGCCATGAAAACCTATGCTGATTATTATGACGGTACCCGTAATGTGAATGGGAACCCGAACAGCAATAAGGGATCCAGTAAGGTATCTGTCAATGTACGCAACATTGTATATGAGCTTGTAGAGACACAGGTTGATTCTGCTATACCAATGCCAAAGGTAACAGCAATACATGAAGAGGATGAGGAACTTGCCAAGACAGTAGAGAAGATGCTGACAAATAAAATTCGTACTCTTAACTTGCAGATGCTGAATGATTTGCAAGAGCGTGTAGTGCCTGTACAGGGCGGTGATTTCATGCATATAGAGTGGGATAAGAATAAAGGATTGCATTCTACTGTAGGTGATGTAGTTGTATCAGAGCGGCATCCAAAACAGGTTATTCCGCAGGCAGGCGTTACGGAAATTGAGAATATGGACTATATTTTCATTCTGATTTCCATGACAAGGGATGCAGTAAAGCGGAAATATGGCGTTGATGTATCAGATGCAGAGGAAGATGCACCAGAAATCAGAACTGATGATACAAACGATAAGACAGCAGAGGACTTGGTTACAGTCAATATGGCATATTACAGGAACGGTAAAGGTGGAATCGGTCTTTTCTGTTGGTGTGATGACTATACGCTGATTGATATGGACGATTATCAAGCAAGACAGCTTGAATATTGTACGAAATGCGGAGCTGTCATGACTGCTGATGTGTGTCCTGAATGCGGCGGCAAGAAATTTGAGAAGAGGAACGTTGATTATGAGGAATGGAACGGTATACAGATACCGTATTACAAGCCTAACTGCTTCCCTTTGGTACTACGCAGGAACGTAAGCCATATTAATAAGTTCCTTGGCGTGTCAGATGTAAAGGTAATTGAAGACCAACAGGACGCAGTTAAGAAGTATGGTAGCAAGATACAGGAAAAGCTTCTGAAAGGCGGTTCCTTTGTAACACTTCCAAGAGGACTTGCAGTAGAAAAGAACGGTGAAGAGTTGAACACTATTCGTATTGACAATCCTGCACAGTCAGAACAGATACGTGTAATTACAGTACAGGCTAATGTTACGAACGATATAAGCATGTTGGAAACAAATTATCAGTGGGCAAAGTCAACATTGGGTATCACAGACAGTTATCAAGGTAAATATGATGCTTCCGCTACGTCTGGTACTGCTAAACAGTATGCAATTAACCAAGCGGCAGGGCGTTTGGAGTCAAAGAGGACGCTGAAAAACAATGCCTATGCAAAGCTGTACGAGATTATCTTCAAATACATGCTTGCTTATGCTGATGAGCCGGTTCCTGTTACATCAAATGGTCTGAATGGTGATATGGAGTATCGGGAGTTCGACCGGCATGAGTTTTTGAAGCAGGATGCCGCAGGGGCTTATTACTGGGATGATGAATTTATCTTTGATACAGACCCGACAAGTACATTAATGGCGAACCGTGAAGCCATGTGGCAACAGGCAGACATGAAACTACAGAGCGGTGCTTTCGGTCAGCTTGGGGATTTGGAAACCAATTATATGTATTGGTCATTCATGGAAAAGAGCAACTACCCGAATGCAGGAGAGATTAAACGTCAGATAGAAGCAAGAATGAATGCGCAGTTACAGCAGGCGCAGGAAATGGAGGTAACGCAGAATGAAGTGCCCGTTATGCCAAGTGGAAATGAGAATTTCCAAAACCAGATACCGTACCAGGAATGATGATACGGCAGATGCAAAGACAAGATTGTTCGCTGTGCAGACTTTAGTGTGCAGGAATAGTCAGTGTGAGAACTACGGAACGGTTGTGCAGGAAATTGAGCATGAATTGTCCGTTAATGATGATGAAAATGAAGAAACAGAGTAGGAGGTACAAAAAATGAATTTTGGAAAGGCTTTAGAAGCATTAAAAGCAGGAAAAAAGGTAGCAAGAAAGGGTTGGAACGGTAAAGGAATGTTTTTATTCCTTGCAAAAAGCACAGATATTGAAACAGAAGCAGATTTGTCATGCTGTGATGAAATGGTTGGAGAATTAGTTCTGCCAAGTATCGTAATGAAAACAGCAGATGACCATTTTTGCGTAGGATGGCTTGCATCACAGACAGATATGCTTGCTGAAGATTGGGTAATCGTCGAATAACAGACATTACATATAAAAAATCGCAGAAATAGCGTAAAAATTCAAATTTTCGCATAGGAAAAGCGTAAAAATCCAAAGGAGAATGAATTATGGCAGAGAAGTCATTGAAAATGCCCTTAAATTTGCAGTTTTTCGCAGATGATGAAGGAGCAGAGACAAGCGTAAACACGTCGGAAGCCGCTGAACCGACAGAAAATGTGGAATCCACTACAGATAGTAACGATAATGGTGAAAGTAATGCAGACGTGCAGACACAGGAGCCAGAACAGAAGCAACCGCAGTCAGCGGAGCTTAATGCGCAGTATGCCGCCGCAAGGAGACAGGCAGAAGCAGATAGAGACAGACGCTTTGCAGAGAGGTTCAAGGATTTTACGAACCCTATTACCGGTCAGCCTATCAAGTCAGAAGCGGATTATTTCGCCGCTTTAGATGCACAGGACGAATTAAACAGGCGGCAGGAGATAGAACAGCAGGGAATTGACCCTAAAGTTCTGGATGATCTGATTGCCAAGAGTCCTGCAATCAGACAGGCACAGCAGATACTTGCGCAGACACAGGAGCAGGAGAACGCCAGACGGTTAGATGCTGAAATGGAAGAGGTTAAGAAGTTAGACCCGAACGTTAAGTCGATTGATGACGTTCTGAAAGCTGAAAATTCGCAGGAAATTCTTGCGAAAATCAACGCAGGCTATTCACTGATTGATGCTTACAAGATTGTCAATTTTGATAAGCTCACAGCGCAGAATACGCAGGCAAGCAAACAGGCAGCCATTAATGCCATGAGGGGTAAAGACCACATGACAGCTACAGGCGGTGTGACAGACACATCAACTGATTTGGAGATACCTGTTGCAGAACTTGGCAGATGGAAAGAAATGTTCCCGGATGCCACAGAAAAGGAACTTAGGGCAAAGTACACAAGAGCTACTAAGGCTCTTGGATAAACAGGAGGTAAATTTACATGGCAATTACTTTTAGCAAATCAAGTGCGGTAAATGATGACTTATGGAATGAGTGGTCTAAACAGCTTGTAGCTGTCATGCAGGACACAGATTCCGAGAAAAATAATTATGAAGAAGTATTAAAGAAGATCTTTAACGTAAAGAGTTCTAAGAAGTTCGGCGAAAAGACAGCCGGTCTTACTGAGTTCTCTGATTTTGATGTAGTAGCAGAGGGCGCTGATGGTGTGCAGGATGATATTTCTGAGGGATATTCAAAACTGATTCAGCATACACAGTTCCTTAAGTACTTTGATTGTACTGCTGAAATGGCAGAGGATTCACAGATTGATGTGATGAAAACAAAGGCAGCTAATTTTATCAGATCATACAAGCGAAGCAGATTACAGTTTGCAACAAATTCAATTACCAGTGCAGCTAAAACATTCACGTACGGTTCAAAGTCAGGAATTGACAGCACTACAGGTGACGGACAGGCTCTCTTTTCTGTTGCACATCCAATGTTCAAACATAAGGATGAACGCTCTTATGACCAGTCCAATGTTTTCACTAATCCACTTGGCACTGATGCAAAGATGCTGAACCGTCTTGCCAATATCGGCAGAAACTTTAAAAACGACTCTGGTATCGTTATGGGTTACAATTTCGATACGATCATCATTCCTGGTAACTGCTTTGAGATGGAAGATACCATTAAGAAGATTATCGGTTCCGACGGTGAAGTTGGTACAAATAACAATGATATCAACACACAGCGCGGTAAGTGGAAGCTGGTAGTTAATCCGTTATGGCAGGCTGCAGCAGGGAAGAACCCTTACATGATTATGAGTTCCGAAGCAAATAATGAGCTTATCGGTAATGTATTCTACGACAGAATCGGTCTTACCATGAAGGATGATATTCTGACATTAAGCCATAACCTTAGATGGTCTGGTAGAGCAAGATGGTCTTGCGGTTACAATAACTGGAGACAGATTATTCTTGGTGGAGCTGATACCGGTACAACACTGGAATAGGAGGATAGTGTATGTTGAAAGTAGGAGATACTTTTCAGCAGGGAGAACTTACCTATAAGGTAGTTGGCAAAGATGCACAGGGTAGACCGATTTCTACCCTGTGTGCTGATGAACCTGTTGAAGATGGAAAAAAAGAAGATGTTCCTGATAATGGAGAAAAAGAGGAAACACCTGATGAAGGACAGATGAAGCAGGAAAGTCTTGTAGGTGATGCGGAGCCTGCAAAGAAGCGCGGTAGAAAATAACGGAGGTATATCATGACTTGGAAAGAAATAAAGCTTGCCACATTACAGAAAATGTTTGCGGCAGACGGTAGTACGCTTGTAGTGGATGAGTCCACAAAAGATTATATTGCATCAATGCCACAGGCATGTAATGAGGGCTTGCAACTTCTTTCCACGGCAGGAAAGTTCATTGTAAAGTCATTCTGCATTGCGAACAATCCTGTTGATAACATGATACCAGACAGTGAAGCGCAGAAAATTACGCAGATTATAAGAGGTAGTAAGGAGTATTCTGTTGGCGGCGGTCGCAGTTATTATTTTGAATGTATCGGAAAAGGAACAGCGACCGTATATGTTGGGGGAACGGCTTCGGAAGTAATTGATTTGACCGATAAGCAGTCTTTCAAGGTGTACAGGGGAATGATTCCGAATGATGCAGAGAACAGCGTCACAATCGTATTTAATAGCAATTATCCTATGTCTATTAAGAATATTGCAATATACAACGCTTCTTATGAGACAGAGGAAGATATACCGTCTTATGGTGAGAAAATGAAGTATGACATTTCCAAACTTGCACCGGATTTCTACGAACTGGACGCAGGGGAAGTATATTACGAGGGCGACAATCCGAGGTACATACAGTCATCAGATTTCTTCCATGAGGGCAATAAGTTATTCGTAGTTGACAGGAATATGCGTGGTAACTTTACTGTCTATTACAAGGCATATCCACCGGAGATTACCACACTGACAGAGGATGATTACGAATTGCCTGTAGACAAGGAAGTGGTTGTCCTTTTGCCGCTTTATATGGCATCACAGCTATATAAGGATGATGATGTGGAAGTTGCTACAGCTTACAGAGAGGAATTTAATGTGGCGTTTCAAGCTCTGAAAAATAAGCAGTCTACGCCAAGTGCAGAGCAGTTTACAAGTGAAAGTGGGTGGATTTAATTGGCACAGTCTAAGAATGTGGTTACAATCAATCAGTTCCGTGGATGCGATTTTACAAATGCAGGAACTGACATGGATGCTGATAAGAGTCCAAACTGTGTAAACATGATAAGGGATGTTCCGGGGAAGATAAGGAAGCGTATGGGGTATAAGTTCGATAAGAACTATGGAGATAGAATCAACGGTTATCACTACCTTGCTAATGAGAATCAGGGTTGTCTCCATGTAGGAACAAAAATTGTAAATTTGGGCGATACAAGGGGTACTACTTTTGAGGAATATGATGAAACCGAGGAAGGTAAAAAGATTGAATATACAGTAAATGGCGCACTTGGAAAACTGATGACTGATGAGGAAAAAGAAAAAAGGGGTTATTTCATAGGCGTAGGTGCAAATGGAGTAATAAAAAGCAAGTCATCCACACTAACTGTTTCCAAGACTCTTAAAAACATGAATGCTATTTGCTTTGGAGCAGACAGATATGTTGCAGTAGGAGCAAAAGGAGCAGCGTACTACAGCGTGGATAATGGGGAAACATGGTCTAAAATGCAAGGTATACCTTCTACAGTAACACTAAATGATGTTACATACGATTCTACACAGTATGTATTTATTGCTGTTGGAGTCAAAGCTATTTATGTGTCAAGAGATGGTGTGAATTGGTACAATCCATGCACTTCTACACTAACACAGACATTTTATTCTGTAGGTAATGGAAAGACCGCGGAAACATTTACTGGAGGTGCACCATTACCTGGTGGTAGTGATGAAACGGAAAGTTATAACGAAATATGTTCTTATGATACTTACCCTGCATTGATTGTAGGTGCAAAGGCATATGCAGTCTATAAAAAGGGCAAAAACAAGAGTGATGACACAGTGACTTTTGGCACATTAGATTACAATTTCAGAAAAGTTGTAGCATGGGATAAGTGTGTTTTTGCATTCGGTGATAGTGGTAAAATAATCAAGCTTGTAAGCATAAATGGTACATATTCTGTTGATGATATTGAATCAGGATTACCGTCTAAGACATTTTATGGAGGAATACACGTAGGTAATAATGTAATTGTATGCGGAGCAGGAGGAAATGTGTACAAAGCCAATGATGAAGATTTTACAACATGGGAAAAGTGTACACTTCCAAACAAGAGAACGTGTGCACTTTCTTCTATTGCTTATAATGGTTCCATGTATATTATCACTTCATCAGATTCAAATTATATATTCTATTCAGAGGACTTGGAAACGTGGGAAGAGAGAAAACTATCCATAAAATCATGGAAAAGTATTTGTGCACAGGAAAAGGAATATGAATACGAAAATATATACAAGGTAAAGCTTTACTTTACTGACAGCACGTCAGAAACGGTACTGGCAAGCGACTTCAATCTAAAAAGATATGGAGTTGCAAATGATATCACTAAGTATGAGGGAACGATAACACTTGATATTTCAGACATAACAAAAGAGATAAAGTATGCTGTTTCAAATTTCAATGTTACAGGAGACGTAATACTAAAAGCAGCAGATGATGATGAGCTTGCAAGCGGATATAATGCAATTTACGTAGGTTGCGCTGATGAAAGAAGCGTGTCAGTTCCTTTTGACAATAAGCTGTATATTCTTGACGGCTCTGGTATGTTGCAGTATGACGGTTATTCCGTATTGCCTGTATCTGATATTGCTTATATCCCTACACTTACAATATCAAAGGACCCGAGCGGCGGCGGTACAGACTTTGAAGCTCTTAACCTGTTGCAGCCGGGATTCACAGAAACCTTTTACGTAAAGAGCGGAAAGACAGCTACAAAGTTTCAAATGACATTCGGGGAACTGGATGAAACAGAAGTTAAGGCATGGGTGAAAGATAGCAATGCTGACTGGATAAGGAAGTATGAAAATACGGACTTTACAGTCGATAGGATAACCGGTGTTGTTACCTTTACATCTGCTGTAAGTGCTTCTCCTATAGAGGGTGAGGATAATGTAAAGATAACCGCATATAGAACTGTTGACGGTTACGCAGACCGTATCAATAAATGCACAGTAGCCTGTCTGTTTGGTGTCGGAGGGGCGCAGGACAGGGTATTTGTCAGTGGAAATCCAGATAAGAAGTACATGAATTATGACTGGTACTCACAGCAGAATGATGCTACATACTTTGGAGATACATCATATTGCATGGTGGGAAATACTTCATCAAAAATCGTAGGATATGCAATCATTAATAACTACCTTGCGGCGTTCAAAGGAGAAGGGGAGCTGCACCAGAATGTAGTAATCAGACAGGGGAATCTTACTGACAGCAAGCCTTCATTCCCTTTGGTGAACACTTTGCAGGGAGAAGCGGCGATTGCACCACACAGCTTTCAGTATCTTGCTACAGAGCCTGTGTTTTTGACGAAAAGCGGAATCATGGCAATCACAAGCCAAGATATCACGTCAGAGAAGTACACGCAGGACAGGAGCTTCTATCTGAATGGTAAGCTCTTGAAAGAGAGCGCAGAGGATTTGGAGAATGCATGTAGCGTAGTTTATAACGATATGTACCTATTATCGGTAAATGACAGGCTATATGTTCTTGACGGAATACAGCCAATGCAGACGGATAAATCCTTGCCTTATGCTACAAGGCAGTATGCAGGATTCTACTGTACAAATATTCCTGCCAGAGTGATGTGGGTAGATGCAGATAACGTGCTGTGCTTTGGAACAGATACCGGGGATGTATTCAAATTCTACACAGACAAGGATGATATCGAATCTTATACCGATAATGGCGAAGCAATCGAAGCTGTTTACGAAACGCCTGACATGGGCGGCAAGGTGTTCTTCAAGAACAAGACATTTAAGTTCCTTGCTGTGAGATTGGGAAAAGCATTAAGGGCATCCATGAAGATATTCACACAAAGGGGCGGCTTATGGACAAAGGTAAAGGAAGATAACAGCAGTGCAGGATATTTTTCTTTCGGACATATTGATTTTTCAAGAATTACTTTCAGTACTGATGATACGCAGAAAGTACTAACCACAAAGCTCCGTGTGAAGAAAGTCGATAAGATGAGAGTCCGCCTGGTAAATGATGCGAATAAGGAACCGTTTTCCATCTATGATATCGGTATGGAGTATACAGAGAGAGGAAACCACAAATAGGAGGTATTTTATGGCGGCAGAGTTTACGAAAATAACAACAGAAGATAAGTCAGAAAAGGGTGTAAGTGATTTGCCTGATACTCCGAATCTTACGGCAACACAGTTGAAAGAAAGATTCGATTCCCTTGCTTTATTGGCCATTGATGCAATAAACCGTCTTATTGATGAATTGCAGGCAACATCAGCGGCAAGCAAGATAGGTACTGCAAATGGTACACTGCAATCGTGGATGTCATCATGTCAGACATCAGTACAGGAGAACACAAGGAATATTAGTGCAAATTCACTTGCTATCACTTCACTGGAAACTGATACAAGTAATTTGGCTGAAAAAATGAGTACAGCCACAGCAAATATTGATAATCTTGATAAGAATGTATCATCTTTAAGTGAGGATTATCTAACACATGATCAGAGAATTTCCGATTTGGAGAGGGATTCTGATATACCGATTGATAACATCAAAAAAATAGATGAAATAAACAGTAAAATCGGAGATAAAAATACTGTTGATACAATCATATATGATTTGAACAGTGCAATGGTGGCAGCAACTGAAGCTTATCACTTACTCGATATGTCGAAATACACACCATCTGAGCTTTCTGATGAAGTTGACAATATAAAGAACATTTTATCTGACATTTTAAACAGGCTGAATGCCTTAGAAGGAGGTACAACGGTATGATAGTTCTTGAAGAAAAAGAAGGTTATTGCGGTAAAAGACATTACGGAATGAGAAGTTCAGACGGTGATTCAGTCGATACACTCAATTCGGATTACAAGGTAACAGATGACGGTAAGCCAATGCCTTTTGGTAGTGACTGCTTTGATTATACTACACAGACACCGTATTTCTTTGACGGAGAATCTTGGAATTAGGAGGTATGCATATGTCAGGAATTGATGTTAAAACATTCGGTGCGGCAAAGAAGTATGCAGAAATGTTAGCACTTGGCGGTAAGGGATTGCAGGAGACTGTAGAGACAAAGGTAAATGAATATTTAGCGAAGGAAGGTGTCAAAAGAGAAGAATATGAAAATGACAAAAACGGTTATGGTTCTGATCCTAGTGAATATCTTGAAATCGAAACTACACTAGGAGCATACAATAAGAATCTTGTTATTCAGACAGATGGTGCTTTTGCTACATTCGTTTGTTGTAAAGTAGAAATCATGGAAAACTACAGAAAAGTAGCGATTACTGCATATATGGGAGATACTACATTTAATGCAGTATCTGGTTTTATAAATGAGAATGATGAGCTTATAGAAAGAATAACCTGTAAAGATACTGCTGAAAATACTTATGAAATACCAGAAAATGCTAAGTATGTTTTAATATCATGCTACACTAAATATGTTGATACTCCATCTGTTAGATTTTGTGATGTAATTAGTACAATATCCAGATTTGCAAGACTTTCGGATTTGCCTACAAATTATCAAGTAAATTACCTAGAAGGGAAAACTATACTTGCTATCGGAGATAGTATGGTATATGGACATAGTTTGGGTACTAATAAGACATGGCTTGCAAAAATGGCAGAACGTAATAATGCTACATGGATTAATAAAGGGACTAATGGAGCATTTATGAGCAATAAACAATACAATTCTGCTGATAACAGTGTGTATCAAAAGTTATGTGTTTCAGACTGTTCATTGTATATAGATGATAGCACTTTAGCAGAATGTGATTATATACTTATCTTTGCAGGAACAAATGATACACGAGATGAAATCACAATCGGAGAAACTGACAGTACTATACCAGAAGAATTTTGTGGAGCGTTGAATCTTATATGTAAAACATTACAAACAAGGTGTCCTTCTGCCAAAATAGGCTTTATTACTCCTTATCTGCGGAAAGGTATAGAAGAACAATGTAAAACATATAACAATGCTATACATGATGTTTGTGAAAAATATAGTATACCTGTATTTGACAATGGAACACAAGGCGGTATATGTTGGAGCAATACTGCTCAAATTGAGACACTTACACTGAATGATACATATCATTTAAACGAATCTGGAATGGAATACGCAAGTTATAAATACGAGAGCTTTTTAAAAAGTTTGTAAAATGAATTCACAAAGCGCAGCGTGCTTGGCATGGCATGCTGTGCTTTTCTCATGTAAATAATCATTTAACATTGTTATTATAGGTAATGGATGTTATAATTAAAAATCATTTTACTATAAAAATATAAGGGAGGAAGAATGATGTTTAATAAAATACTAGAGTTTTTTAAAGAATTTTTCGCTCCTCCATTTATGTTACATAATCATTGTCAAATAACAGATGATGAAGTAGAAGAGTTGTATAAATTGATTGATGAATTGAAACAAAAAGAAGATATAAAATGATATGATGAAATTTATGAAAGGCGCAGAAATGTGCCTTTTTTTCGTTTTATTTGCATATTTCTTCCCCATAAATATGGATAGTATATTATAATTAAACTATAACAAATAACTGTTACAGTACAAATATAACATTGGGAGGTATTATATATGTTTAAGAATGGTATTTGTGCAGCGTTCGGTATTAAGGCTAAGCTCTGTGCAGTAATAGGACTTGCAGGAAGTTTTTTAGCATCAATCGTCGGAGGATGGGACACCGGTATGAAAACACTAATTACATTCATGGTTATTGACTACGTAAGCGGACTTATTGTGGCAGGAGTGTTCCATAATTCCAACAAGACGGAAACAGGAACACTTGAAAGCAGAGCAGGCTTTAAGGGGCTGTGCCGAAAGGGAATGACACTGCTCTATGTAATCGTAGCTTGCAGACTGGACATGATGCTTGGAACAAATTATATCCGTGATGTAGTTGTAATCGGATTCGTAGCGAATGAGACAATTTCCATTACAGAGAACCTTGGGCTTATGGGTGTTCCAATGCCGGCGGTTATCAAGAAAGCGATAGATATTCTTACAAAGAGAACAGAAGAAGTGGAGGAATAGTTATGGCAAGTGCAAAACAGGTAAAAGCTTTTATCAATATGATCGCGCCGATTGCGATTGAAGCGTGCAAACACAGGGAGAAGAAAGTCCTGCCTTCTGTCTGCATTGCTCAGGCTTGTTGCGAATCAGCGTATGGTACAAGTTCTAAAATGGTGCGTGCAAACGCGGTGTTTGGAATAAAGGTTGGAAAGAGCAAAGTACACTTCGGTAAGTGTTGGCATGGAAAGGCATACAGCACACGCACAAAGGAGTGCTATGACGGTAAGACGTATTTAAGCATCACAGATATGTTCCGTGCATACGACAGCATAGAGGACGCTGTAGGCGATTATTATGATATGTTAGGCAGTTGTACCAGATATGCGAAATGTATCGGCGTGACTGACGCTAGAGAGTGTATCACGGCAATCAAAAACGGTGGTTATGCTACCAGTCCTACGTATATCAATACGATTATGAACATCATCAATAAGTACGACCTTACCCAGTATGATGACTGCATGAAATGGCGTGAGATTACAGTAGACCACAATCCATTTACGGAGCCTACAACAGACATCAAGCTTGGCAGTAAAGGAGAGGGCGCAAAGTGGGTGCAGTGGTATTTATGGAGATTCGGACTGCTTACAAAGGATGGCAGGGCAGACGTAACACAGATAGATGGATTTATTTGGGACAAGTCTGTTGCAGCTATAAAAGTCGCACAGGAAAGGCTTGGACTGCCACAGACAGGCATTGTGGATAAGAATACTCGGACTGTATTCAAACAGGTATGTTAAGGAGGTAAATTATGTCATTATCATATGCAAATGATTTTCAAAGAAAATATAAGCAAGAAAAGCAGAATGCGGGAATGCTATCAACAAATACAGGCTCACCGCTACAGGATATTAACAACAGAAACGCTAATACTCTTTCTCAACTGTCTTCTTTTTCTACTCCTACAAGACAGGCTACTCAACAAAGGATAAGTGAAGCAACATACACAAGACCGAATTACGGAAGCTATGTTGGAGTGAAAAGCAGTGGAAATAATGGAGCAAGTAAAGGTTCTACAGGTAGTACATACACGAGCATAAGCAACCAGAATATAGCAGCGAGTCAACAGCCTACTGATCAACCTTTAACTTCAAATTCTACACCTTCTACTCCGCATGCTGCTCCAAGTTATAATAATTCGTACCAAGAATATTTGAACAAGATTCTTGCTAATGCTAGAAATGCATATAACAATAATCTGAATGCTATTAATTCTATGTATGGAAATAGAATGAGTTCGTTAAATAGTCGTTATAATTCTGGAAGAGATACTTTATCGGCTACCAATGCACAGCAACAGGAAGCACTTAGGAAAGCAAAGGAACAGGCGCAGAGACAGGCATATATCCAGTCACAGGAAGCTGAAAGGGATATGCAACAGAATTTATCCGCACAGGGATTGTCTGGTGGTGCTTCCGAAAGTACGCTTGCAAGTATGCGGAATAATTACGCAAGTAACAGAAATAGCAATGAGGAAGAATATCTGAATAATGCTGCAAGTCTTAATGCGTCCTACCAGAGCGAGCTTGCAAACTTGGAAAATCAGTATCAACAGCTTATTGATGCGCTGAATGCAGAGAAAGCGAGCGCAATCATGCAGAATGAGAATGCTTTGGCAAATGCAGGAACTGCTACAATCAATCAGTTTGCGGATTATGCCTATAATATGGACTACCTAAATGCGAATGCTGCTTTGAATCAGCAGGCACAGGAGAGACAAGCTGAATTGAATGATTACTATTCTGCAAAGCAGGATGCAAGGGACTATGCAAACAAGGTCAATCTTATTCAGGCAGAAAACGCCATGAAGCAGAGAAGTAATAATAACGCGATTCTTTCTGCAATAAAATCAAGACTCCGTAATGCAGGATATTCAGAAGAGCAGATTTTACAGATTGTAGGAGAATAGGAGGAATCTTATGCATTTACAGAAAAAGAAGAAAGATACTGAAAACAGCGGTAGTGTGAAAAGCACTACCGTTACTGCTAAAAAGAAAGAAACACAGGAAGTTCCTGTACCTGCCATTATAAATAATGCAGGGAAATCAGGCCCTTATGCTACCGGATATAAACCTATACCCAGATTGGAAAAGGTTATTTTATCTGTAAATGCTTACGACAGGACGATTCCAGCTATCAGACAGTATCAGAATACGCATAGGGATAGATATAAGGCTCCGAGAGAACAGGCAGAACAGAAAACAACAACAAAACTGAATAATGAAATCCAAACATACAATACATCTCTTAAAGATTTAGAAAAGCAGGAAAATGAACTTACTTCTAAAATTGCACATGCTTCCAGTCAGAAAGAGCGTGATACACTCAGTTCACAGCTTGATTCTGTCACAAAGCAAAGATATGCGCTTACAAGTAAGAAGTCAGAGCAGAAAAATGAAGCAAATAAGAATGAACTGTTTAAAAGGAATCAGACAGAATTAATATCATCACTCAATGATGATTCCAAAAAAGCATTAGAAGAATATTACAGAGTAAGTACTGAAGGAATTGAAACGGCTACAGGATATGATAGGAATAAATCTTATGGATTTCTAGCAACAAGAAATATGAAAAAGCAGATCGAAGAAAATGCTAAGAGTGCATTAAAAGCGCAGGGAATTGATGATTTCGATTCTGCTTATGAGTACTACAGCATGAATCGTGACAAAGAGAAGTCACAGGAGAAACAGAAACAGATTTCGGATGATTACGATAAATCGTCAACTCTTGGTAAAATTGCGAAGAATGTAGGAACTGTTATCAATTCGACTGCAAATGGATTACAGGCTATTCCTGAACTTGTAAAAGCATATACTGGTGGTTACGTGAATGAAAATGCTCCACTGAACATCTACTCATCTGGATTTGAGGGAATCAATAAGTCAGACACAATCAGAGGTAAGACAAGGGAAGATATTTCACAAAACGCAGGAAATACAGCCGCTACAGTGTATGATATCGGAATGGGTATCGGTGACAGTGTATCAGCAATGACACTTGGCGGTTTTGGGAAAGGTGCTGTACTTGCATCACAGGCGGCTAGTGCGGCGACGCAAAGCGCAAAGGACGCTACAGAACGTGGTGTTAGTGCGAAAAAGGCGGCTACGACAGGTATCACTTCAGGCGCAATCGAAGCCGCTACAGAATTTTTGCCATTGGACAACCTTTTCAAAACTGCAAAAACAGCAGGAAAAATAGGCGTAAAGAATGCTCTAAAAAATATACTTAAGCAGAGTGCAATAGAAGCATCAGAGGAAAGTATTTCGGAGCTTGCTAATACTATTGCGGACGGTGCTATAAATGGTGCTGATTCAAAATATGAGCTTACAAGGCAGTCTGCACTTGCTAATGGTGCTACCTGGGATGAAGCCACAAAACAGGCGAATAAATATGTCATTGGAAATATTGGAATGTCTGCACTTGGCGGTGCTGTCAGCGGCGGAGTAATGGGCGCAGGAGCAACTTTACTTAACAGGGCTATGATTCCACGGCTTGAAAAGAATAATGCAAGTACGGACACTGTAAATACTGTAGAGAATCAGCAGAATAAGACACCTATGCAGGAGCATTATGATAATGTAGAGCAGTTGCGAAATAAGGACACGCAAAAAGGAAGTATTACAGATGCCATGTCTGAAGACCTTGGGCGCTACGTCCGAAACGACTCTGATTCAACTTCCTATGTTAATACTGTACCAACTCTACAGAAAAATGTCAATGAATCATCAGTGACTACAGTGAATCCAATGTCTGATATCGAGATAGAGCAGACAAAAGCTGATTTATTCAAGGTGACAGGCGATATCAAGAGGGATTTACGCAATACAACAAATATGTACTATAAGGGTGAGAATAAGAAAGAGGTTGTATCAGCAGTTGAGAAAATGATTGATGATTATGCAGAGAATCCAACTGATGAGAATTTAGAAATGCTTTTTTATGCAGTAAACATGGTAGACAATTCAATGCATGGTCAGAAATATACCAGAAAGAGGAACGGTGTCACATCTGTTTATGACAATGAATTATCAGTTCTGTTTAATGGAAATGTTGACGCTCTTTGTGATAAAGCAACTAAGTTTTCACAGAGAAGTGTAGCGGAAAGTGTTTCCTGGAATCCGACATTTACAGCGAGCGTGCCACCGGTTAATAATTCTACAACACAATCTATTCCGGCAGGCGGCGAACAGAATGTAAGCCGATACTCTGGTGTTTCAGTTCCTTCAAAGAGTGACTTACCACAGGAAGTAAAAGACATATTCGTTGATAATCCGCAGACATACACTGTCCTTAAGAATGCTGATACAAAGCAGAAAGCGGATTATATTCTTGCTTCTTACGCAGGAGATACCAACGGCGCAATAAGTGAGTACCGCAGACTGATTGATTCTAAAGACCCTGCTTCAATCCCACTTGGATATGAGCTGTCTAAACAGTTGATTGACAGTGGCGATACAGATACCGCAGTAGACCTTATAAGGGATATGAGTGCGAACCTTACCAAGAGCGGACAGTTTACGCAGGCGGCAGCAATTACACTGATGCATAATGACCCACAGGCAGCACTTAGGTATGCTGTGAAAGAGATTGACTCTATCAATGCCGCAGGAAAGCAGAAATTCGGTAATAAGTGGAAGGACATTTCACTTACGGATGATGAAATCAGTATGCTCAATTCTGCAAAGAAAGGAGATACGGAAGCAATAAAGGCAGCATATAATCAGATTGGTGACAGAATCGCAAAGGAATATCCTGCTACAAAATGGGAGAAGTTTGTTGAACTTACGAAATTAGGGATGCTGTTCAATCCAAGGACGCATATCAGAAATGTAGCCGCAAATGCTATATTACTTCCTATCCGTTCAGCTTCTGACCGTGTTTCAGCAGTAGGAATGAATGTAGCCCACCTTATCAATCCGAATGTCAAGGTTACACAGTCTCTTACTGGAAGTATAGGCGGTAAGTATAAAAAAGCCGCTACTGATGTGTGGGATTTAGTAAAAGATGGAATACTTGGAACTGATAATAAGTGGGATGATTTAAGCGGTAGCGTGTTTAATAAGCAGGTATTCAAGGATAGCAAGATAGGAAACGCAGTAAAGAACGGTACTGTATCAATTTTAAACAGCCTTGGCGGCGAAAAACTGCAAAAGCTTGCATCACAGCTTGACGATTCATTGACCGGTTCCTTTACAGAGAATCTACGCAACTTTGACTATTATCTTCTTAGTGCCGTAGAGGATGACCCATTTGTAAAGAAGAACTTTGTCAACCGTCTTGCAAGCTACATGAAAGCGCAGAATATCACAGATGCCGCTAATGTGCCGGATGATGCTATTGCACTTGCTACACAGGAAGCTCTTAAGGCTACGTTCAAGGATGATAATATGCTTACAAAGATGCTTTCCAATGTCAAGAAAGACACAGGAAAGTTCGGAGAAGTATTGCTGCCATTTACAAAGACTCCGGCGAACCTTGCAATGCGTAGTATTGATTATTCACCGGTAGGAATCATATCAACAGTAAATCAGATTCGTAAAAAGGCAGATGTAAGTACTGTAATGGACGCTCTGTCTAAGAATCTTGTAGGTACAGCCGGTATTGCTGCCGGATATATTCTTGCTAAAAACGGAATTATAAAGGGAGCATTATCAGACGATAAGGACGAAGCGGCTTTCCAGAAGCAACAGGGAATATTGCCGTATTCAATCAATGTCCATGGCAACAGCTATACTTATGACTGGGCGCAGCCTGCATCCGTTCCGCTGATCATGGGTACTGTAATTTATCAGTCAATCAATGAAAGTGATGCAGAGGAACGTTCTGCATTGCAGAAAATGGCGAACACTTCTCTTACCGCAGGAAAAGCAGTTGCTAACCAGTGGTTTGAATTATCACCTTTACAGTCACTATCTGATATCTTTGGCGGTAATGGATATGGAGAAAACGATATTGCCGGTAATATTGGTACTGAAATAGCAGAAATGCCGCAGAGACTGATTCCTTCATTGATGAGTGCAACAGCGAATGTAAATGATACATCACAGCGAACAATTTTCTCTAATGGTGATACTGTAAAGACGTATGCTGATACTGTAAAATCAAAGATTCCAGTACTACGTAAGTCACTTCCACAGGCTTATGATACATGGGGAAATCCTAAAATCAATGCGGATTCCACAGCACAGGCAGCCTTTAATAATTATATCAATCCAGGTAAGAACGGTAGAGATGCGAAGACTGATATTGACGATAAGATACAGGCATTATACGATAAGACAGGAGATGCTACAGTATTTCCACAGCAAATGAGCTGGTCTGTAAAGATTGGAGATACTACAAAGAAGCTGTCAAATGTAGAATACTCTGACTATCAGAAAAATGTAGGACAGACTTCCTATCAGTTTGCAAAGGCTTATTTAGCATCAACAGCAAACAACACTGATGATGCTACGCAGGCAGAGAACCTTAATACACTGTATAATTTGTCAAAGGCAATTTATGAGCAGCAGACTTTCGGAAAGCAAATGTCAGATTCAAATGCAAAGTATTATGAGCATTATCAGAATGGCGGCATTGATGAGCTTATGGAGTATGTTGATTACAGAAATGTTCTTTCACGCTGTGGATTGCCTGACAGCGATAACATGATTGCGATATGGAATCAAAGTGGTGCAGATGGCATACAGAAGTACGCAGAACGCAAGGAAGCCTTTGCAGGAGTCGGCGTTGAGTATTCTTCCAACAGTAAAGGAAACTCTGTGTATGACGAACGTGGTGTATCTGGACTTGATATGTGGAATAAGATTCGTTCTGCCAGTCTTAAGACAAATGAGAGCGGTTCAAAGTCAGTAGACAGTCAGCTCCTATACAATGCAGTATCTAATACCAACCTGTCAGATGAGGACAAGGGATATTACATCATGAACATAGCACCTAAGTCTGATAAGCTTGATAAGTTGTATGCAGATTTCGGATATGAAAATGTGTATCGGTACTATATGTATAAGTACAGTGCAGACTATGACGGAAACGGAAGCCTTAAAAAGGATGAGATTACAACATACCTTAATCAGCAGGATATGACGAATGCTGAACGTGGCTATTGGTATGATATCCTAAGCGGTGGGAATACAAAAAATCCATATTAATAATAGGAAGAAATGTCCGCAATTTGTCCGCATAGGGCACTCAATCGCAGTAAAATAGCGCATTGAGTATGTGTCTTTTAATCAAGTTGTCCCGGGTTCGAATCCCGGATGTCTCATTCCTTAAAAACAGCGGAAAACCTAGTAAATTCAAGGCTTTCCGCTGTTTTCGTTTTAGGCTGAAGTAACCGATTTTAGGTGGTTGTATTTGTCCGCATTTGTCCGCAAAAAGGGGTCGTTGTCCGCATTTTGTCCGCAAAATGTCCGCAAGAATCAAAAATCATAAAAAATCGCAAAAAAATAGGATTGTACTAAAAAAAGTACAATCCAACGAATTTTTTATATAGAAAGTGCTTCACAAATAACAGTATGAACATCTTCCTTTTCTTCCATGACATGATTGTAGACATCCATTACAACCTTTTCCGTATCTCCCATTAATCTGGCAATCATTTTAATAGATATTGCAGGAATCTTATAGCAAAGATTGGAGCAGTAGTTGTGCCGGAAGATATGTGCAGTCAGGTCATCAATCACAGGGAAATCTTTTGTCCCTCCTGCGGCAGTATTCATTTTCCTCACGATAGATGCCCACATCTTGTCATAACTGCTTTTTGTAATCAGTTTTGAATTATTGCTGTAAAATAAATTCGCTCCCGGAAGATTAGATATATACTGATTTAAGTATTCTGCAGCAACGGCAGGAACAGGGACCTGTCTGTTTCCTCTGTCAGACTTTGTTTTATCCTCGATTAAAGGCTCATTTTTGGCGAATACAAGGTCTTTAGAGATTGATAGGTAAAATCCTTCACTGTCTTTCTTAAAATCGAATCTCGTCAATGCTAGAGCCTCACAGCGGCGTAATCCACAGTAGTATATGATTACAAGGAAAGCTTTTTCCCTGTTGGTAAATACACAGTTCTTCATGCAGTCATTAAAAGCCTGTTTTTCCACTTCGTTCAGCGGTCTCTTTTCCTTTTTCTGGTATCTTGGTAAATTGATGTCAGTACATATTTTATCAGCGTTCTGTGATGTAATAAGGTTGTCTACTACAGCCTTGCGGATGATCTGGCAGAATGTGATATAAATCTGCTGACACGTTCTCGGTTTATCCATGGCATTATTGATTACCATTTGGAAGTGCATATTGCGGATATCCACAAGACGGATATTTTCAAGATAGGAAAGATGCTTTTCAATGATGTTTTCGTACATTGTTCTTGTATTGGTTCTCTTGGAAGCCTTTCTTACTGCCAACCATTCCCGGGCGTAATCCGTGAATAATATGTCTGATTCCACTGTCATTTCCCCAAGCCTTAAACTTCGGTTAAATTCGTGTACTATTCTTTCCAAGTCAGCACTGCTCTTTTTGGAAGAAAGGCGTACTCTGTGCTTTAATCCGTCCGACGTATATGTACCGTCCCACACTTTGGTTTCATACTCCCCACGGGAATTTTTCTTGTATTTAGCTTTCGCCATGGTAATCCTCCTTATTTTTGGGCATAAAAATACACCCTATTGCATGGATGTACCAAAGTGTGCTATATTAAAATTGTGAGTGATAATATAGCCGGTACATCCGGTTAATAGTTATCTATGAAAGCCGTTCCTGTTGGCGCAGGGGCGGTTTTTCTTTTATTAGTGACAATCTGGGCAAGGTTTATATCCCATATCTTCTGCATCCCATTTTGTACATAAATAATTATTTTCAGCAGATTTTATACGATCACATGTATATGTATGATAGTATTTATAATCAGAGTCTATTGTAACAGCACCGTATTCATCCCAAACCTCTGCTGTTAATTTATAATTATATAGATTTTCCCTCAATGACTCATTTGTTGCAACTTGCTTATCATATTTTTTTTCAAGCTCATCGTACTTTGATTGAAGTTTATCTTTTTCTTTTAGCTGATTTTTGTAATTCTTTTCTGCGATACTGTACTTTTCATTAACGGTATCTATTTCCTCTTTTAGCATAATATTCTGCTGTGTTAAATATAAACAACCGAGTCCTAGTAAACAGACAATAACCAGAAATACAGATACAATGATAGTGGTAGTTTTTATTTTAGGGATCTTAAAGTATTGCTTTCCACAACCTGTGCATTTTTTGTTTTCGTCTAAAGGACTTCCACATTGTTTACAATATACAATTTTCTCTTTTGATATACTGCTTTCTGAATTTTGATTCGAGATTGTTTTTTCTGTTTCAGTTTCATTTACTATGTTCTCATTATCAGTATAATTGTATTTTCCTTTTAGTATATCTCTTCTTTTATAAAAATAGACTATCTGAATTATATCGAGAAGTATCGTACTTCCTATACCTGGATTGTCATAAAACGCTGTAATCAAAGATATGCAGATATTAATTACAAGGAAAGTCATTATAGAGTAATAACCTTTCTTATCTAGTATTGGTAGGAAGTAACAACATGATAATGTACTTAGAAACATAATAAATACAATCAAGTATCCGAATAAAAAATATATATCTGTTATGTACTCAAATTGTGTAATTAGTGAGTATATAAGCATAACTGCTGTTAATGGCAATCTGAAATACAAACAGAAATTGTACCAAGTCATTCCCCTTTCAGATGCACCATAACCGTCAATTAAATACTTTGCATTCTCACGTTTTTTAAACCAATTCATATGCTTTCCCTCCAAAAATAATTTTAGGGAAATTATACCATTTTCGTTGACATAATACTACATATTATTCTATATCAGTTCCAATACACCTAAATTCGGTTCAAAGTATATGACATAGTTGTCAAAGGTTGTACAGACTCCGTATTTGCTTCTATAACATTCGATACATTCTAATAAAAACTCTTCGGTCACATCTAAGTATTCAGCAGCTTCATACATGCTCTTGCATCCTGCTTTATATGAATTTATAATACCATTCAGACCAACCAATTTGTTGTATGCCCAAAGTCTAGCCTTAATTTCCTGTTTCCTGTTTTGTGTAACAGACATATCTATGATATTGCCGGAAGTTGTATAATGGTGACCTAATTCCTCTGCCAGAATACATGATTTTTCTGCTGTATTTTTTAGTTCAGAAGATAATGCTATATTACCATCAATGTATAGTCCTTTTGTTTTTCCTTTGAAGTTAAAGGACTCATCAACACTGACTCCGTTGTCATTAGCTTCTGTTAATAGTTCTTCATATTTCATTCTTTCGCCTGCCTATATATAATAACTCTCAAATGTACAAACAGGATGTCATTACTTTCTCTTATTTCTAATAAACTCTATATAAGAAGCAACATCTTCCAATTCTGCTTCTGTCAAGTCTTCTGTATCAAGGTGTGCTGCAATGGTTTTTGGCTCTTGGTATTCAATATCATCAAAAAAGTATGCAGGAACAGTATCAAGCGCATTAGCGAAAGCAACAATCTTACTTTGTGGTAAATCTACTTTTCCAGCTTCTACTTTTGCAATGGCTGTTTTATCCTTATAGCCAACACGTTCAGCAAGTGCTGTCTGTGACATTTCCTTTTCTTCACGTAGAGATTTTATTTTTAAACCGATTTTTTCTTGTAAAGTCATAACGTACCGCCTTTCTTGAAAGAATAATAACACATAAAAGAATTAAATTCAACATTTTTATAAAAAATAGTTGACAGTTATTCAACACAGATGTATTATGAATATAGAGTTGAATGTAAGTCAACTAGAAAGGAGGAATATATTTGACTAATACCAAATTACTAAGTGATGAAATCTCTAAGTCTGGAATGACTGTTACATTTATTGCACGTAAAATAGGAATTACAAGAGAAGGATTCTACAAGAAACTCAATAATGAGACGGAGTTTAAGGCTTCTGAAATAGCTGCTTTGCAGTCCATTTTACGATTAAGTAATAAGAAAAGAGACGAAATTTTTTTTGCGAAGAAGGTTGAATAAAATTCAACTACTGAAGAATTGAAAAGAAAGGAGATACATATTGAACGATTTAAAGATTTTTGAAAATTCAGAGTTCGGGCAGGTACGAACAGTAGAAGTGGACGGAAAACCTTATTTTGTTGCAAGTGATGTTGCAAAAGCACTTGGATATAAGAATGACAGGGATGCAATTAATAGACATTGCCGGTGGGTCGTGAAACACGACATACCTCATCCGCAGAGCAAAACAAAGACAATAGAAATCAATATAATACCAGAAGGTGACTTATACAGACTGGTTGCAGGTAGTGAATTACCAAATGCGCAGAAATTTGAATCATGGATTTTTGATGATGTAATTCCTTCTATTCGTAAGAATGGCGGTTACATATCTGGGCAGGAAACCTTATCAGATGATGAACTACTGGAAATGGCTATTTTGGTAGCTCAGAAAAAGATTGCTGATAGAGAACGACAGATTGAGCAGTTGGAATGTGAAGCAATCGAAATGACAAAGACAATTTCAGAGATGCAACCAAAAGTCAACTATGTAGATACGATTCTTAAAAGTGACGGAACAGTTACAGTAACGCAGATTGCACAGGATTATGGAATGTCTGCAAAGAAGTTTAATAAGGAGTTGCAGGAATTAGGGATCCAGAGGAAAGTAAACGGTCAATGGATTTTATACGGTAAGTATCAGGGAAATGGATATGTTCACAGTAAGACCATTGATATCACAAGGAGTAACGGACAGCCAGATGTGACCATGACAACAGAATGGACGCAAAAAGGCAGATTATTCCTTTATGAGGAATTAAAGAAGGTTGATATTTATCCGCTGATTGAGAGGAGAGAAGAATAATGTACGATTTTTATTTAAAACATGGAGATAAGCTTATAGATTATAAGCCAAAGTTTGAGAATTATTCGAGAGCTTATTCAAGAAAATCTGAAATTGTAGATGAAAGTAGCGCAAAAACAATGAGAGAACTGAAAGAATCTAATCGTGATGAATTTATGCAGTGCCTATACCTTGGAATAAAAATGATTACTCATTTAAAAACTAATCCAGAAATGAGCGAACAGCTATTGTATGTATGTGGAGTATTCAATGGCATGATAGGTCTTTTAACTCCTCGTGAATTTATGAACATTTTTCCTGTATCAAAAACTTATGACGGCAAAAAGTATGAGATAAAGGATTACTTTTACACAATGGAAATGATAAATAAGCATGGTATTGATAATGAGATAGGAGTTGATAATGTACTTGAATTCTTGTTTGACTATGTTAATCCAACTATTGACTTGTATGCTGTCACAATTATGGGTGCAATTGATGATGCATATGTAAGAAAAGGAGGACAAAGCGTTTTTGATTTTCTAGGACTAAGCACAAGACATATTGAAAACGGAATGGTTGTGAATGATGAGACCGGTGAAATTGAAGGATACGTTAAGAATAGCAATTTTAAAAATAAATTTTTAACACTGTAGCAGGTTTGGCGATTTGAAATCGCCAAACTGAATTACACAAAATAAGAGGTGACAACATGGAATATCCAAAGCCAGTAATGAAGATGTCGGAATTAAAAGAAATGGGATTCCCAGAAGAGTTTTTAAATGTTGCGTACCTGTCAAAAGGACAGCAGTTTGCACAGAAAATAAATCCATTCAAGAAGAACAGCCCAATCATGTTTGATACAGCGGAGTTTGAGAAATGGAGAATGAATCAGTTGAAAACAGCGAACAGGGCTTTGAGGGGGTGAGATTACGAAAATCAGAGAAGCAATCGTAAAAAGAGCAATAATAGCAGTCGGCGGTGTTAAGAGCAAGGCATACAGCGATATGCAGATAGCGGAGTTGGTAATCAAGGACATAAAGAATATGATTGCGAGGGAATTTGGAGTCGTTAATTTTGAGGATGTTCCTTTTGTGATGATATCTGGTGTAGATACAGAGGATTACATACTCACAATTATTGACGAATACGAACTTCCGCTATGGCTGATAGACAGGATAGATAATATGAACAGTTAGGAGTGTATGACGTGGAAGCAGTAATCACATTTACATCTTTGGTACTTACAGCAGGGTTTTGTGATGGCGGTAATTACGCCGCCGCTGTTGTAAGCGTAGCATTGTTCGGATATATGGCAAGTAAGCTAAAAAGGAGTGAAGAACATGGGAGAGAAAGAGAAGCTAGAGAAGTGGCTCGACGATATGATAGAAGTGCATAAGGAATTGTGGAATAATTCTGAATTCAAAAAAGGACTTTTCCTAGGATGCGGAGAGGTTAAAGGGGTGATTCTGATATATGGAGTCGTGCGGATTGCTGAAATACTTGGTTGTTGCGTAGAGTTTGCACCTTCGTTTGGAAGCATCAGGGCGTGTGTACAATACAAAGGCTGTGAACTTGTGGAATATACCTATGATTGAGAATCGTATGATCGTTGATAGTGAATGGACGTATGTAGAGCCGCCTATGTGTGAGCCGGAAGAGAAAGAACTTGGATATATAAATTTTTCTGATGATACGTTTGTACCAGATTATGATGCATTGGAGTATGCCAGGGAACATGCGGAGCAGGAAGATATGACGGATTCTGAATTTGTGGAGTGGTTCTACAGCGGTAACTGGATAAGGAGTGAATGAGTTGATTAAGGTTATCGGAAAAACTTCAATGATAGAGGGCAGTGCAAGACAGGTTATGGAAGATTTGGCAAAGGCTGTACGGTGTTCCAAGGAAAGCATGATTAATGCAGGAATACCTGAACGGTTTGCAGATCAGTTTATAAAGGATGCTGTAAATGTCGGATTGGACACAAAAAAGCCTAACAGCGAAAAAGAGGAAGCACAGAGAGTAGTTGCTGAAATTATGGCTTCTTACAGCAGGATTTTAGAGGAAGTGTTCGGGAGGTAGAAAGTATGGATTTTAGGAAATTGAGAGCAAACGAAATAGATGTAAGGGTTGCTACTGTTTCTGAAAAAGGCGTTTCTCTTTTGCTTTATAAGGACGCACGTTGCGACATGAACATTCTTGATGAATCTGTTGGTTCTGAAAATTGGCAGAGAAACCATGAGTTAATCAATGGAAATCTGTTTTGCAACGTAGGAATTAAAACAGGTAGCGAATGGGTATGGAAGCAGGATGTAGGAACTGAATCCTATACAGAGAAAGAAAAAGGACAGGCTTCTGATAGTTTTAAGAGAGCTTGTTTCAACTGGGGAATAGGAAGGGAACTTTATACAGCACCGTTTATTTGGATGGACAAGAACAGTGTGAATATTGAGGAAATAAAAGGAAAGAAAACCTGTAAAGATAATTTTACTGTAGAGGATATCGAATATGAAGGTAATGTTATTTCAAAGTTGATTATCCTTAATGAAAAGACAAAGAAAAAATACAGTTGGCAATTAAAGAATGGATATCAGAAAGCTTCTGAGACTGCTACTGTACAGCAGGAAGAAGAAAAGATTTTCAACGAGCAGGCACAGAAAGACCTTGCAGGTAAAGCTTCCGAAGCTAAAAAGAATACGATTATTGAATTAGCGAATAAGCATAGGTTTAGCGTAAAAACTCTTTTGAATCACTATAATATGGATTTTGAAACTCTTACAGAGAGACAGGCCATTGAGATAATCATGAAAATCAAGGAAAAGTACGGTGATAAATAATGCAGGCAAACGGCAATGTGAAATCTATACAAAGGGATTTTGTTACAAATAAGACCATTATAACAATGATGTTAGATAATGTGTCTCCTGCTGTTCTGCAAAGTTTTTCCAGTGAGGAAAAGTATCAGATTACCATTGTGAAGCCAAGAAAGAAGCGGTCAAATGATGCAAATTCTTATTTCCATGTGCTTGTCGGAAAGATTGCTGATGCTTTGAGAATAAGCAAGCCGCATTGCAAGAATATGCTTTTAGGCAGATATGGACAGCGTGAAATGCAGGACGGAAAGCCTATTATCATATCGGTTTATTCCACCGTTGACATGATGGAACGTGAGGACATACACACGATTGCAATCGGTTATGGAACTGTAAACGGAAAGGAATTTACTCATTATGCAGTGATAAGAGGTAGCCATACATACAACACAAAGGAAATGTCTATTTTGATTGACGGAACTGTTGACGAAGCTAAAGGACTTGGAATTGAAACGATTCCACCGGATGAACTGAAATTAATGCTTTCAAAGTGGAATACCGGAAAGGAGAAACAGGATGACACAATCAGTTCTAGCTGATGATATGACTCAATGTGTTGTGTGCGGTAGTCCTTATGTACAGGTACACCATATTTTCTTCGGTGCTAAAAGACAGATAGCGGATAAGTACGGATATGTGCTTCCACTATGCAATAAGCACCATACAGGAAGCGCAGATTGCCCCCATAAGAACAGAAAAATAGACCTAGCCTATAAATGTATGGCTCAACGTCATTTTGAAGCAAATAAGGGCAACAGGGCAATGTTCATTGAATTGTTTGGGAAGTCGTATCTCTAACGTTTTGCCGACGTCGGCAAAACGTAGGAAATAAAGGTTGAAACACCTGTGCATAAGCACGAAAGAAACCGTTCATTGCGTTACAGGGGTTTATATATCACACTTAAAAGCCATTGTGGAACAACCGAGCAGGGCGGTATATCCCTGCAGAACACCCCTTTAGATTGGAGACAGCGTGAATAATAACATAAGACAGCGTAAAGCAATCGAATCCAGTTATAAGAAAAAGCTTCTTGCTGTGAATCCTATACTGAATGAGAACAGCGGAATCTATTTCCTTACGAGAACTGATGAGAATGGAATCAAGTATTTCTATATCGGGCAGGCGAAGCATATCTTAAGCAGGCTTGCTGATCACTTTACAGGATTCCAACACATAGACCTTAGTTTGAAAAAGCGAGGACTTTACAGCGTAGATAATCCGTATGGATGGAAAGTAAATGCTTTAAATTATCCTGTTGCTGAACTGGATAAGTGGGAACAGTACTGGATTTTAAATTATACAAAACAGGGTTATCAGTGTAGGTACAATAAGACCGCAGGCGGACAGGGAGCAGGGAAAGAGAAGATTAATGAGTACCGTCCTGCCAAAGGATATCGTGACGGTCTTACACAGGGTTACAAGAATGCAAGCCGTGAAGTCGCTAATCTCTTTGAAAAGCATCTGAATGTATCTATCAAGAGCGATAAGCCTAACAAGAATCAGCAGAAAGCACTGGAAAAGTTCAATAATTTCTTAGAGTGCTATAAGGAATAAAAGGAGTGCTTCAAATGGGAGACTTCATAAAAATTGACAGAAAAATTTTAAACTGGGAATGGTGGAGTGACCTAAATACATTCAGACTGTTTATGTATATGTTGATATCTGCCAATTGGAAAGATGGAAACTTTAAAGGGATTTTAATTCCAAGAGGTTCTTTTGTTTCTTCAATCTCTAAATTAGCGTCTGAAACTTGCCTTTCAGAGCGTGAGGTAAGGACAGCAATAAAGCACCTAAAACTGACAGGCGAGCTGACAGTCAAAACAACAAACAAATACAGCGTATTTACAATAAATAATTACTGTTTGTACCAAGACACCGACATGCAAAACGTCAGTCAAGTGACAGGCAATCGACAGGCAAGTGACATGCAAAACGTCAGTCAAGTGACAACAATAGAAGAAATAAAGAATAAAGAAATAAAGAATAATATTAATACAGTATCTAACGATACTGTTAGCTCGGAGCATAAAAATGCATCCGAACCGCCTGTTATAGAATTGCTGCTGAATGATAAATCTCTTTACCCGATTTACCAGAATGATATTGACGAGTGGAAAGAGTTATATCCGGCAGTAAATATCATGCAGGAGTTACGGAACATGAAAGGTTGGTTATATAGCAACCCTAGAAGACGAAAGACCAAGGGCGGTATAAAGCGGTTTGTTACTACATGGCTTTCTAAATCACAGGATAGAGCGCCAAAGCCAAGAGAGGAAGTGAATACTTATGAATCCGAATCTACAGTGCAACTCTGGTAACGAAAGCTGTCCTGTATGTCGCGGTACAGGTTGGGAGCTGTACAAAGGTGTCGTATATGATTACGTTGAGCCAACGGAACTAAACTTTGCAAGACCGTGTCCAAGGTGTTCCGGTACACACAGGATATTTGACCGTACAGGTGTGCCGGATGAATTTAGAGATGCAGACATAGATAAATTTAAGTTTGATTCCTATTCTGTGGATATGAAGAACGTGCAGAAGTTGGCTGTATCTTTCTTCCGTGATTTTGCAAAATGGCAGAATGCAGGAAAAGGTTTGTACATGTGGAGCAAGACACCGGGAAGCGGTAAGACATTCTTAAGTTGCTGCATTGCAAAGTCAGTGATGATTAAGTATGACTTGCAGATGCGATTTATTACAGCACCGGATTACATAGCATCAGTAGGAGACAGCTACAAGCGTGAGCGTGGAGAACTGGACGCTTCGGAAATCTACAGGGAATGTCCTTTACTTGTTTTGGATGATATCGGTGCGCAGGCAGATAAGGATTGGCAGAGACAAGAAATGTTCCGACTGATAAACACAAGAATGGAGCATGGGTTAATTACAATCTACACTTCCAACATGCCGGTTGAAAATCTGAATGTGGATGACAGGACAAAGGACAGAATAATCAAAACGGCGGTCGTGTTTAGAATGCCGGAGGAAAGCATACGCAGGATGAAAGCAAAGAGTGAGCAGGACGAATTTCTGAAAAACATTTTGTAGGTGAAACAATGAAAGATTGTCCAATGGATTGTAAATGTCTTGTATGCGTCAGGCAGTGTATGGAAGCGTGCAAGGATTGTGAGAGATTTCAAAAGTCACCGGTTACATGGTGTGAGAATTACAGCAAGAAGTGCAGGCAGATAACGATAGCGGATATTTTGGGAGGAAGTGAATAAATGGCAAAGGATAAAGAATTTGAATGGCGTATGCAGGGCATGGTGTACGCATGCAGGATTGCACAGGAAAAAGGATTAGATGTATTGGTGCAGGATATCAAGCGCAGGGGAGTTACCAAGGTTGACCTGTACTGTACGGATAAAAATCTTGATGATATGTGGAACGGCATAAGTGAAACGATTAGTAATAATTGCATCATCACAGCGGCTTATGTGCTTCACGATCAATTCAAGTTCGGAAAAGAGAGGTTAAACAAATTCCTTGACTGTTATGACAAGGCAATAGGAACCGTAAACGATCTTGATTACATGGGTGAGCATTACGCCACACTGGAAGATTATGCGGTGGAGCTGAACCAGAAGTACAAGCTTGGACTAGACGTGAACATGGCGGCGGCTTGCATGGACGTAGCAGACCAGAAGAATCCTGAATACAAGAATTATAAAAATGTGAATGGGATTATAGGCGCTTTGAGATTGGCAGGGTATGAGGATGCGGCAGAATTTTTGGAAGCCAAGAAAGAGCAGAAGTAAAAAGCATGTGATAGATGCGCTAGAATGCCTACCACAATTCACACAGTCGATTCTAAGAGACTTTTTTACACTGCATGGTAAAATGTTCGACCGAATGATTTTGAAGCGTTAGAAAGGAAAATATGATGCCACCAAGGAAAGAGATAAGTAAAGAGCAGGAGCAAAGGATAATAAGCATGTACGAAAGCGGTTTATCGTTTCAGACAATCTACGAGGTTGCAGGATATTCTACTACCGTACTGAAAAGGGTACTTAAGGAAAATGGTGTTGAAACTAGGAAGAGTGCAAAGCAGATATCGCAGGAAAAGAAGAAAGAGAAGCCAAAACCGATAGTAACTGGTGAGCCTATAGACTGTGATACGCAAGGGAAAAGATGTATATACCGGGAGACATACAGTAAGCAGTTTGCTTGTAATTATTGCAGTTTTACTGGGAAGTTGCGCGGCGGCAGTCCTCATGAATGTACGAAGTATAAATTACGGCAGAAACGGGGTGAAAAGAGTGACAAACAGTGAAAAGAGGAGTTATTTACAGGATTACAAGTGGCTTGCCGCAAGGATTGAGGAAATAGAGCAGGAGCTTGATAAGCCAATAAACCATGATGATGTGCATTATACAGGGGAAAAGGCAGAAAAGGACGCTGTGAAGCATATCAGCAAGGAAGAAAGGTTGCAGGAAGAGAGGGAAAGCCTGCTTGCGAAAAAGAGGAAGATTGAGGACGCTGTATCGAAATTGCAGAATAACAGGGAGTACATACTTCTTAGCAGAATTTACCTAAAGGGCATGAAAGTTGCTGATGTTATCGAGGAAATGGACATATCGGTTAGGACGTATTACAGGATTCTTAAGTCTGCATTAGTCCATTTGGAGGTATAGACATGGAGAACTACGCAAAAGATAGCGCAAAGCGTGGGCACAGCATGATTGTGAACAGACAAAAGGCTTATGACATAGCGGAAATGGAGAACAAGAAAAATGAGGATGCTTACTGGATATTTAAGCAGAAACCATATTACATGAGCGGCGGTGATAAAAATGGGTGTAATGCAGAAAGGAATTAATATCGAACCGAACACTTTCGGAAGCAGACTGCATGGTTTGATTTTACAGAAGTACGGAAGCCGGTATAAGTTCAGCATGGTAACTGGTCTATCAAGGGAAACACTGCTGAATTACTGTGAGAATAAGAGGAATCCAACAGCACCAATGCTTGCGAATATGTGCAAACTGTTAGGATGCAGTGCAGATTATTTGCTGTTCGGTACGGAAGAATACGAGCTTGTTTTTGAATCTCATACAGGGAATAAGGTCGGTAATTGGCATTGCGGCAACTGCAATGGAATTTTGATTCCTAAAGATACGCAAAAGTATTGTCCGTACTGTGGAAAGAAGATTAAAGAGGTGAAAAGGAAATGAATCATAAAGTTGGAGATAAATTTGTAATCGAGATTGGAGAAGTATACAGCAATGGTTTACCTTTTGCAGATGATAATGAGCCATGCACATTATACCGTATCAAAGGATTTAAAAGCCTTGTGTTTGACGAAAACGGTATTGATAGACTGGAAAAATTGGAAGAGAAGAAAGAACCGCCTGTTGACTGGTCTAAGGTCGCTGTAGATACGCCGATACTGGTATCTAATAGCGGGAACTATTGGTACAGAAGATACTTTGCAAAGTACATAAATGGAAAAGTATGCTCATTTTCGCAAGGTGCTACATCATGGAGCAATAACAATGGTATGCCGCTATGCGAATGGGAATATGCCAAACTGGCAGAAAGATAAAGGAGGTGTAGAGGATGAGAGAAATACTTTATAAGGCTAAGAGGATTGATAACGGAGAATGGGTAGAAGGATATATTTTTGATGATGGAAATGAGAATCCAGAACATTATTTCGTAGGTAGTTTGTGTATTAGCAGATATAAAGGCAAAGCAGATGATGAATGGGATATTGACGGTGAATACATTTACGAGGTAGACAAGAATACAGTCTGCCAGTACACAGGATTGACCGACAAGAACGGTCAGAAGATTTGGGAGAACGACATCTTGGTTGCACACCTTGATGAAAATTATCCAGATGATGAAACCTACGAACGGGTGATATGGGAAAACAGCAGATTTTGTACAAAGGAAAATGGTTCTGATGATAGGGAGCCATTAGATGATTTTACCACACAGAATTATGCTGTGGCAGGCAATATTTTTGACAATGCAGAGCTTTTAGATAGCAAATAGCAGGAAAGGAGTAAGAGGTTTTGTCCGGACAACAAAAGAGCGCTCTTTACTCTAAGTACAGAAATGGAAACGAAGAAAAAATTAAAGTGCGAAATATACAGAGACAGTATGCAGAACTATAAAAAATATGCGATACCGCCTGCACAGTTGATAATTGCAGATGTACCGTACAACGTAGGAAATAACTTCTACGGTAGCAATCCAATGTGGTACAACGGCGGTGATAACAAGAATGGAGAAAGCAAACTGGCAGGAAAAGCGGCTTTCAATTCAGATTTTAACTTTAATCTGTATGAGTATTTCCACTTTTGCAGTAAGATGCTGAAAAAAGAGGATACTAAGCCAATACAGAGGGGTAGGAGTTCCAACAGCCCATGCATGATTGTATTTTGTAGTTTTGAGCAGTTATCTACATTGATAAATGCAGCTAAGAAGCACGGATTTGTGAATTACATACCTTTGGTGTTCTGTAAGAATTACAGTCCACAAGTATTAAAGGCAAATATGAGAATTGTTGGTGCTACGGAATATGCGCTTGTGCTTTACAGAGATAGACTTCCAAAGTTTAGAAATGGATGTCAGCAAGACGAAAACGGAAAGAATATAAGAGGTACAGGACATATGGTATTTAATTGGTTTACTTGGGAGAAAGACGGAAAAGAGATACCGAAAATACACCCTGCGCAAAAGCCTGTATCGGTTCTAAAGAAGCTGATAGAGATATTTACAGATGAGGGCGACGTTGTAATTGACCCTTGTTGCGGAAGCGGTTCTACACTTAGGGCGGCGGCAGAACTTGGCAGAAGTGCATACGGATTTGAGATAGACAGGAATTTTTATAGCAGAGCAAAACAGGAAATGCTTGTGTTTGAGAAAAACAATCAAATGAGCATATTCGATTTGAATTAATAATTTATGCATACCAGAGTGCATAAACAGCAATTATGCACTCTATGGGATTGGAGGAAAAACAATGAAGAAAGTATTTGATGAAATATTGAAAGAACTAAAAAAACTGAGAGATGATTCTTTTAATGAGGATGATTGCGAATTTTGCAATGGAGAATGCAACAGCGACTTTAATTGCGCTACATGCTATTTGCAAAGTGCAATTGAAAGGGTAAAGCATATAAAAAATAGTTGTAATTTCGAACTTATGGAGCCAATTAAGAAAGAAAAACCTAAGTTTGAGTTATTCCAGAAAGTGAAATGCACAAATAAAGTAGGAGCCATAATGCATGAAATGGGAACTGTTATAGGATATTGTGATGGAATATACATGATTGCATTTAGCTTTAGTGAATATGGCATTATCGGTGGGGAATCATACGGAGTTATTGTCGAAAGATGGAAAGAGGATTGCCTTATTCCATACGATAGAAAGTAGGAGGTACATACAATGAATAAGAGACAGGCTAAGAAAAAAGAGAAGCGCGAAAACAGGCAAATTGAGATATGGGGATATCCAATGTCCTACAGAGAAAACAAGAAAATGGAACGGAAATATAGGGAATATTGCACTAAGTCATACTGTGCAAAAAATCAATTATAGGAACAGTTAAAGGCAGGTGATACAGAATGACAATTGATGAAAAAAGATGTTATTGATACAATCAAAAAGCATTTTAAGAGTAAAACTAATAGAACTCTAAGTGAAATAGAGGTAGTTATACTTTTGAGAGAGCTAGAAAAGAAGAGAGGGAAAGAAAATGGATAATAAATGGATTTCGGTAAAAGAGCAATTACCAGAAACTGAAACAGAAGTATTAATTACGACTGTAAGGAAGTTTAGAGGAGAAAATCGTTATATAGTTACAACTGCATTTTATGAAGATGGAACAGTGTTAGAGAATGACAGTATATGGAATTGGCAGGATATAGACGGAGAATACAATGAGGAAGAAGATTGCTACATAGTACCACAAGGCTGGTGGGAATATCGTCATTTTAATCCTGATGAAGTGTATAACAATGTGATTGATGATGAAGTAATTGCATGGATGCCGTTACCGATTCATGCAGAATAAGAATTTATAGGAGAATCGATATGAGAAAAAATATGGAATTTATAAAAGACCATGAATGCGAAGCAATGAAAAATCTTGAAAATATCAGTGTTGAAAAATATGACGTAAATGGTGTAATAGATTGGTTTCATCATTTACATCTCAAAGGGGAGAATGATAAAGTAATGGCAATTTTATTTTGTCCTTATTGCGGACAGAAATTAGATTAAGGATTTAGGAGAAGTTGTACTTGTATCACCATTACCGAGAGAAGCTATTAAAGATTTAATCAGTTAAACTAAGGATTTGATGGAGGATTTTGGAGATGACATTACAGGAATTTATGAAACAGGGTGGATGCGAAGGATGCCAGTTTTATGGTGTAGTTGATGTAGATGGAAGAAAAGACTGTA